GTGACCGGGGCTTCCCGTGCCTCGGTGGGAGTCCTGGTCGGCGGTAATCGCTTCATGTGGACGGACGTGGAGCGCGATGAGGTCCTGATCCGCGAGATCGTGGAGGCGTGCCGCACGTTCTGGCAGCACGTGACGGACGACTCGCCGCCGCCCGCGGACGCGAGCGAGGCCACGAGCGAGGCGATAGCGAAGCTCTGGCCTGTGACCGCCGTAGGCGAGTCGGTCGTGCTGCCCGCAGACGCTTACGACTGGGCCCGCGAGCTTGACCAGGCGAAGCAGGAGGCGAGGCTCCTCCAGGACCGCATTGACGGGATTGAGAACGTCCTGAAGGCGGCCATCGCGGGCGCCGAGGTCGCCCTGTTCCCGGACGGCTCCCGAGCGTTCACGCTCCGCACGCAGAAGCGGAGCGGCTACACGGTAGCCCCGGCAGAGTTCAGGGTACTCAGGAGGTCGAAGCCATGACCTGTGCCCACTGTCATCGCGTAGTCGGCGAGCAGATCGAATGTCGCGGTTGCCGCCAGATCATCTGCGTCTGGTGCAAGCCCGATCCGTGTCCCGTTTACGAGAACCTGCCGAGCGCAGGGGAGGAGGTTTAGGGAGATGGTGCAGACAACGTCTTCGGGCGAGATCGTCAAGCGATCCGCCGCCGCGTCCGACAAGGTCGCGGCGTGGGTGAACGATCCGACCTTCCGCGAGCGCATCAGGAACATGCTGCCCGCGATCATCAAGCCGGAGCGGTTCGCCGCGGTCGCGCTCACGTCCCTCTCCCGCAACCCGAAGCTCCTGGAGTGCACGCCGGTCAGCCTGATCCGCTGCCTGCTCCAGGCCGCGACGGTCGGCCTGGAGGTGGACAACGGCCTCGGGCACGCCTACCTCGTGCCGTTCAGGGACCGCAAGGCGGGCACGACCGAGTGCACGCTGATCCTCGGCTACCGCGGCCTCGTCCAGCTCATGCTCAGGTCCAACGGCGTGTCCGCGGTGTTCGCGTCCGTGGTCAGAGAGGGCGACGAGTTTGACTTCGAGCTCGGCCTCGCGCCCAAGCTCTCGCACCGCCCAGCGAACGACCCCGAGAAGCTGCTCACGAGCGCCTACGCCATCCTCTACATGAAGGACGGGACGAGGCTCTTCGACGTGATGAGCAGGGCCGAGATCGAGCGCGTCCGCGGCCGGTCCAGGGCGAGCTCAGAGGGGCCGTGGGTGACTGACTACCACGAGATGGCCAAGAAGACGGTGCTACGGCGCCTCGCGAAGCTCGCCCCGATGAGCGTGGAGGACCAGCGCCTCGTGACCGCGGACGAGCTCGCGGACGCAGGGCAGGCCCAGCTGGACGCGTTCGCTCCTGAGGTGGACGTGCCCGAGACCGAGGACGCCGGCGCCGAGAAGCCTGCTCCTGCCAAGGCTCCCGCGATCCCGCGCACGACGGGCAGCGAGCAGTCCGAGCGCGCCCGCCTCGCGCTGGACCGCCTGTTCGGGGACCACGAGCCCGACTCCAAGGTGTTCCAGGAGGCCCGGAACGTCTGGGTCGGGCAGCGGTTCCCGGCCCTGGCGAAGAAGGGCTGGCCTCAGTGGACCGAGGAGGACTGGAGCCAGATCGCGGACGCGGCGGAGGCCGAGGCTCAGAAGCAAGTCGAGGAGTCGTGGGGAGCGATGAGCCAGCCCGCTCGCAGGGACCCGGCCTGATGGGCGCGGCCCGCTTTTATCTTGCCTCCCGATGGGAGGTCCTGGGACGAGGGGCCGGGGGTGTCTGTGACCCATCCTTGGCTCCTCCGCGTTCCGCAATCGCCGCAGCTTTGTTTACGTCGCAGGACTGCGAGGGACAGTTTCGCCTCGTGGGTTGCGGAATGCGCGGAATGAGGCTGCTTGACGCCGTGGCATGGGAGAGGCTACCGTCGCGTTGGATGAGATCAGTGTCGGGTGTAGAATCTAGCCGTCTAGACGAGCGGCCCAGAGCCGCGCAGAACCCGCCCCGGCACCGGACACTGATCTCATCCATCGGCGTTCGATTCGGGGCGGTTCTGTTTCTCTGGAATCCCTGCGAGGCAAGGCGATGAGCATTCGAGCCATCAACTGGGCATTCTCCCTGAGCATCGCACCAACACCCAAACTCATCCTCATAGCAATCGCCGACCACGCCGACGACGATGGCGTCTGCTGGCCCAGCCTTGAGCGCGTTGCGGACAAGGCTTCCGTGAACCGCCGCACAGTAATGCGGCACGTCGAAGAGTTCGCGGCGGCGGGACTCTTGACCCTTGAGCATCGACGCGACGAGGCGACCGGGCTTCAGCTGCCAAACCGATACCGCCTCAAGATGACTGTCCAGCCGGGTGACAATTTGTCACCCGGAGGCGTCCAGCCGGGTGACAAAAACGGTGCCCAACCGGGTGACAATCCGGGTGACAGAGCTGTGTCACCCCAATCATCAGTGTTAGAACCGTCAGAAGAAGAACCATCAGAACCCCCTCCCGTAGGACGGGAGTCACTTCAAACCTCTCAGGTCGAACTCATGAGCCGCGATCACGCCGACGACCCGAAGTGGCTCTCGGCCCTTCACGAAATCCCCTCCTGGCCCTGCTTGAAGGACGCGGCGGTCATGGTGAAAGTGGCGGAACACCAAGTCACCGACTCCGACGCCCTGCTCGCCGCCACCGCGCTTGTGTCCAAGTGGGCGGACTTGAAAGGCAGATACAAGCGTGCCGACCTGACGTTCGTCCACTGGGCGCTATCGGAACAGAAACGAAACAAGATCGGAGGCAGCAATGGAACAAGCCGAGGGTATCGCGCACCTGTCAACATCGCTCACGAAGGCGTGGACAACCCCTTCTCAGACTTCCGCCACATGGTCCCCGGAGCAAGCCGCCGAGATTAGCCGGCTGGCTGACGTGGCAGAGCAGGCACAAGGCACCAAGGCCCAGCGGGTCGCCACACGGCTGTCCGCGATCATTGCCAACGTCGAGGCGCGCGACGGTCGACCCGTCAGCGACGACCGGCGGGCTGAGATCGTGGGTCTGCTGGATCGCGACGAACCTGACTGCCTGACCTGCGGTGATCGGCGCTGGATCGTCGACCCGACCGGGCGATCTGCCAAGTGCCCGTCCTGCGTGCTGAATCATCCGACCGCGGGCACGCTGCTTGCCGCGGGCTTCGCAGACGGCCAGCGACCCGCGACGCTGGCGAGCTTCGACATCACCCGCCACGCGGCAGGCCGGGAGCGGGAAAAGGCGCTGGGCGCGGTTCGCGCCATCACGGCATGGCTGGGCCGGCAGGCGCCTCCCCTGCTGGTCATCCGCGGCAAGACCGGCATCGGCAAGTCGCATCTCGCCGAGGGCGCGGCGATGGCCCTGATCGCCCGCGGCGATGGGGTCTGGTATGTCACAGGCGCCGACTTCGCTGACAGCCTGCGGGACATGAATAGCGACTGGCGCCTGTACCGGCAGCGTGTAGCGAAGGTGCCCTGGCTGATCCTGGACGACGTAGGCGCCGGCACCGCCGACCGCAGCGCGTACGTGGCGTCCGAGGGCTATGAGTACGTGATCCAGAAGCGCCTGCGCACCGAACTGCCGACGCTGCTGACATCGAACCTAGACGACGGCCAGATGCAGGATGCCATCGGGGATCGGATCGTCGCCCGCTTCGTGGGGCACCAGTGCGGCGTCTATCAGTGGCACCCGGCCACGAACGTCCGGGCGGCGATGGCGGATAAAGGAGGCTCTCGTTGATGGGCAAGTGTTCGGATTGCGGACGGTTCGCGCTCAGGCGCTACCTCTGGAAGCTCTGCCGCGGGTGCTTCCTCGCCGCGAGGGTAGTGCCGCTACCGCCGAGCACCAGAGCAGTACGACCGGGGTAGATTCGGCAATGAAGCGAACGCCACTCAGAAGGCAGGCAGGGCTCCAGGCCCCGCGGGTAGCTCGGCAGGGCGCAAACGAGCGGCCAGCGGCCTCCAGGACGAGCCTGCGACCGCGTTCTCCCCGCCGCGAGGCAGAAGCCCGCGAGCGTCGGGAGTTCGTGGCCGCGTTCCTGCGGGAGAGGCCATCGTGCGAGTCGAGACTGGAGGGCTGCTGGGGCAGGGCGACTGATTGCCATGAGTACGTCCCGAGGTCGCACGGAGGTTCGATCCTGCCCGACGCGAAGGCGCGAGCTCAGGGCCAGCGCTTCATCGCGCTCTGCCGAGCCTGCCACTCGCGTATCTCGGACGACACGGCTCTGGGGCGAAGGCTGGGGCTGATCGCGTGATCACCAGGCTAGAACGCTTCTGGCGGCACGTCGAGAAAACGGCGGGATGTTGGCTCTGGCAGGGCTCCTTGAACTACCCGGACGGCTATGGTCAGTTCTGCGGCAGCACTGCCCATCGGTTCAGCTACGAGATCGCTCGCGGGCCGATCCCTCCCGGCCTCTACGTGCTTCACCACTGCGATGTGAAGCGGTGCGTCAACCCTGACCATCTCTACGCAGGGACTCAGAAGGACAACGGCCGGGACGCCGTGCAGCGAGGAGGGATTGATGTCGCCCGCCTCAGGGCCATCCAGCCCCATGCAACAGCAGCAGCCGTGCTCGCGAGGAGGGAAAGAGCGGGCCCTGAGCCGAAGTGCCTCGACTGCGGTAGACCTCTCGCCCGCCGCGCGGCGAAGCGGTGCCGACCTTGCTGGTACAGGACTGACAAGGCCCGGATCGGCCTCCAGGCTGGCTGGAAACTAGCGGAGGCCCGCCCATGACGCAGGCCGACGTAGCCGAGAAGCGTGCGCGGCTGTGGGAAGCGAAACCGATTCCCGTTACCCCGAAGGCGGTGGCGCGCTTCTGGCTGAATGTTGATAAAACGACTACCTGTTGGCGATGGCTCGGAACAATCATGCACACGGGCTACGGGCGGTTCTTTCTGGGGCAAGGGCAGTTCATGGCCCATCGTTTCGCCTACGTAGCGACATACGGCCCGATCCCGACTGATCGGCAGATCGACCATCTTTGCCGCAATCGTGCATGTGTCAATCCCGCCCACATGGAAGTCGTTGATAACAGGACGAACACGATGCGCGGGATCAGCGGCAACGTGACTACCTGCGTGAACGGCCACCGACACGATCCAAGGAATCCGGCTGCTACTCGTACACGGAAGCGGAAGTGCAAACGGTGCAAGGCGGACGAGCAGCGGCAGCATCGAAATCGAGGCCAGGCACTTGTCGCAGCCCGTTCGGTGATATGCCCCGCTTGTAGCGCCCAGCTAGGGCAAGAGTGTCAGTCATTGACGGCAGGAAAGCGAAACCCGTACAGCCACGCCGTCAGACGGAACGCCGCCGCCACCGACAAGCTGGCAGGAGAGACGACGTGACACCGATGCGCCCGGCCTTTCCTGAGCCAGGGCCTCTACTGATCGCACTCGCCATCTGTGTTGCGGGGCTATGGGCCGCTGCCGCAATGATCGTGGGGGCTGTATGGATTCTGCTGTGGGCGTGGAGGTTCTTCGCCAATGCCTGAGCAACCGACCGTGACCGAGGCTGACCGTGAGTTCATCCAGCGGTTCATGGATCGCCTACGTCAGGAAGTCGACGCAACTACGCCGTCACCGAACCTGCGAGAAGTGTGGACAGTCCAACTCGCCGCCCACGTAGCCAAGGCCGTAGCCGCCGAGCGGGAGAAGGCTGGCCGAGTGTGGCTGAGTTTGCAACACGCCCTCAACGCCCTCACCGACATCCGCCGCCGCGGGGACTACGACGTGGCGGAACTGGACATCATCTGCGCGGAGGGGGAAGCCGCCCTCGGAGGTACGCCGTGACGCTCACCGAGGCTGAGATCTCAGAGATCGAGACGGATGGCGTAGCTACAAAGCGACAGTTAGCAGACCTCATCGCCGCCCTCCGCGCCGAGCGTACCGCCCGCCAGGACGCCGAGGGCAAGCTGGTGTACGCCGAACAGATGTTGAGGTCCGAGCGCGAGACGGCGGGCGATCTCCTGCACGAGAAAGCGGGGCAATTGGAGGCTGAACAGAAGCGGGGTAGAAAATTGGCGAGTCGTACGAGGGGCACGATGCGTTTCTTGGGCGGCTACCTTCGATGGCATCGCCAGAAGCACAAAGGCTGCGACTGTGACCAAGACGCGGCGGTTCATAGGAAGCGTCTACAAGCCGCCCTAGCCGAGTACCGCAAGCAGGGAGCGTCGTGAGCAAGTTCAACGGCGGCCTACGCTCCTCGGCTACCGCGGAATGGTCAACTCCGCAGGCTACCTTCGACGTGCTCAACGCCGAGTTCGGCCCGTTCACGCTAGATCCCTGTGCAACAGCCGAGAACGCAAAGTGCGCTTGATACTTCACGCGTGCTGATGATGGTCTAGCGCAATCGTGGGCGGGCTGCCGGGTATTTATGAACCCGCCCTATGGTCGCGAGATTGGGCGTTGGATGCGGAAGGCGTGGGAGGAGTCGGTTCACTGCGATCTCGTTGTCTGCCTGATTCCAGCACGCACCGACACGGCATGGTGGCACGACTACGCGGCCCGCAGCGACAGTCCGTTTCATTCGCGGGCGCCTGCGCTTCGGCGGCCAGAAGAACTCTGCGCCCTTCCCATCGGCTATCGTCATTTACCGCAAGCAGGGAGGCGGGACGTGAACGTGATCGGCCTGGACCCCGGCTCGTCTGAGTCCTCGGTCGTGGAGCTCGCGCCTGACGGTCAGGTGACGAACCGCTACTCCGGCGCGAACGTCCACGTCCGCGAGTGGCTGCGCGCGGCGCGGCTCTTTGACTCGGGCGGGCTCGTGACCCTCGCGGTCGAATACATGCGCCCGAGAGGGATGCCCACGGCTCAGGAGGAGATAGATACCTGCGTGGAGCTCGGCAGGATGATCGAGGCATGGGGCGGGTCCTGGAAGCCCGTCTCGCGGATGCAGGCGAAGATGCACGTCTGCGGCAGGGCGAACGCGACCGACGCGAACATCCGCCAGGGCCTCATCGACTTCTACGGCGGCGAAAAGGCGATCGGCGGCAAGAAGTGCCAGCGGTGCCACGGTCAGGGCTGGCGCGGTCGCGACAGGGCTCCCTGCGCCGACTGCTCGGGGACGGCGTGGCGGATCCCGCCCGGTCCTCTCGCGGGCCTGACCGGGGACGAGTGGGCGGCCCTCGCGGTCGCGGTCACGTTCCAGGGCAGGACGAGCGCGTGACAGACCTCGCTTCTACGTGGCCACCCGCGGGCCTGCCTGCGCCCTACTACCAGGACGACGCGGTGACGATCTACCACGGCGACTGTCGGGATCTGCTGCCGCTCATGCCGAAGGTGGATCTGGTGCTCACCGACCCGCCGTATGGGATCGGCGAGGATGGCGGCGCATGTCGCACCCGCGGAGTACCGGGGTATAGCAAGTATCCGCAGATGGGTTGGGATCGGGACATTCCATCGCCAGACACTTTCCGCCTTGTTCTGGCGGCTGCGCCCCATGCAGTGATATGGGGAGGCAACTACTTCACAGATCGGTTGCCTGTAAGTCGTGGGTGGCTCTATTGGCAGAAGTTGATGGGCGGCGACTTCTCAGATGGCGAACTGGCGTGGACAAGTCGGGATGCCGCGTTGCGGGAGTGGACACAGACCAATAAGAGTGGCGGCCATCAGCATCCGACACAGAAGCCGGTTGAACTAATCCGCTGGTGCATAGGGTTCTTTCCTGCAGCGCAAACGATCCTAGACCCCTTCATGGGTTCTGGCACGACGCTGCGGGCCGCTAAGGACTTAGGCCGCAGGGCCATCGGCATCGAGATCGAGGAACGCTACTGCGAGATCGCCGCGAAGCGTATGGCGCAGTCGGTGATGGCCCTATGACCGACGCAGGCTCCCCGGAATGGCTGGCCGAGGTCCTGGAGTTCGAGGGGCGCTGCGGGCTGGAACGCTGCCCTCGGATAGGCGTCGGCCACTGGACGGAGCCCGTCACCTTCCGGCTCAGGACGAACAAGGCTCGGACGCGCTTCTGGTACGAGTCATCGTGCGCGCCCGGACTCCCGCAGCCGAGCTCGCGCCTCCACTGGCGCGCTGAGGTCCTCGACCGGCTCGAGCGGTGGCCCGAGACCCTGACGGTCCTCCAGGGCCTAGGTGCGGCTCCTGCGATGATCCAGGAGGCACGCGAGACGCCGGGCAAGTCCTAGGCAGACTTGCCTCGACGCTGCCTCAGGACTCAGGACCGCTTCGGCACCTTCACGAGGCCTAGGCTGCCCTTGCGGACGGCCTCCGCGATGGCGTCCGAGGTCGCGAGTTGGTCCTCGACGGAATACTCGCCGTCGAGCGACGACTTCACCGCTGACACGAGGGCCATGACGATCCCCGAGCAGAGCACGAGCGCGGCAGCGACCACGCGCCGCAGGAAGCCGCGAATCCAGGTGAGCGGGTTGGCGTTCATCGTGGCGTTCTCCTTCTTTACCTGACGTCTATCGCACGTTCGACCGTGCTGGTGGCAGACGAAACGTTCGCCGCCACGGTGGAATCGATCACGAAGTCGGCGGATGCGATCCCGTCGCCGTCGCCGATGACCAGGTTCGACAGCGTGAGCGCGCCGCACTTGAGGTTGGATATGGAGGCCGGGGCACCGAACAGGCGGATCCTCGTGAGGCGAAGCTCCTTGATCGTCGCGCCCTGGCTGCCGCCGTCGATCACGATCCGGTCGTAGTCGCCGCCCGTCGTCACGTCCGAGCCCGCGCCGCGCAGCGAGCCGACGTTCACCTGCGACACCGTGCTAGACGAGGTCCAGTCGTGCGAGTTGCCGTCGGCAGCCGTGTTCGAGAGGGTCAGCGTGTAGGCGGTGCTCGTGGAGATCGTGAGGGCTGGCGCCGTGAGCTGGTCGACCACGCACGTCTCGGCACGGATGTATTGACCCGCGTCCGCCTTCACTTCGAGCGCGAGAGCAACGCCGGAGCCCTGCCCCGCGTTCACGTCGGTGATCTCAAGTTTTTCCAGGCGGGCCCCGGACAGCAGCTTGCGGAGCGTCTGCGTCGAAGCTCCGCCGCGCTGCTCGACCAGTCGCGAGAGCGCGAGCTTGATCTCGGCCACGTCCGCCTGGATCGTCGCGATCTCATCGTCCTGGCGAGGGGCACCTGCGACCGATTGCGCCACGCTGATCGTGGACGAGACCGGCGTGAAGGTGCCGGTAGCCTCGCCTGCCGCCGTGCCGCCCCCCACGAACACGAGCAGCGACCCCACGACCGCGACGCCCTTCGGCCCCAGCTTCTCGACGAGCGGCTTGCCGAAGTGGCCGTAGACGTCGGTGACGACGCGAAGCCGCAGGGCCTTCGCGTCTGGCGGCGGGCTAGGCGCTGTCGTCATGCTCGGCTCCGTTGGCCGCACCGCTGATCGTGCGAGCGTCGATCAGGCGCTCGATTCGACCGACTCGTTCGTTCATGGCAGTCCAGCGTTCCGCGGCGCGCGCGCTCTCGACCTCGATCTTGGCGTCGAGGTGGATCAGCTTCTCATCGACGCCGCGCAGTTGCTTCATCGTGTTCTCAGGAGACGAGCGCGCCACCTTGAGCCACGCGAACAGCACGCCGAAGATCACGGACGGCGGACCTCCGAGTTGTATGGCCCATTGGACGAACTGATCTTCAGGCATCATCTGCTCCCGCGTAATCGAGACGCACACGGATGCTCCCGGCCTACGGCACCGAGACTTCGTGCAACGCCACCCGAGCGGCGATCGGCCGGACCGTTGAGCCATCCTCCACGATGCGAACGCGCAGCGCGTAAGTGTACGTTCCGCTGGCGAGCGTCGTGTCCAGCGACATCGTGCCGAAAAACCCCGTCTTGCTCGCCGCGAGCTCGACACCCTGCCCGTTGAACACGCTGGTCCCGTCGCGCTCTATCTGGATCGTGCCGCTGCGAAACGACCCGGTGGTGTTCAGGTACACGACGCTGGCGTACCACGCAATCGCTCGCCGGCCCGTGCCGCCAATCGCCAACGCCGTTGAAACGAGTGTCGTCAACGACGCGCTTGGAATTGCAGTGCCGAACTGGAACTCGGCCGATGTTGAATACGCGCTGTTGTGCGTGCCCGTGCCGAAACCCGCGGTGCTGACCAGCGTTGCCGCGTGTTCGTGACCGGAGGTTGCGAACAGGACCGCGGTGCCGCCCGACGACAGCATAGCGAGCCGCGATCCCGTGGTGTAGACCACCGAGATCGTGCCCGTAGGCGTCCCTGGCGCCGCCCCGTCCCGCAGGTAGATGCTCACGAGACCGGTTGCCGAACCGCCAAGGGCGCGCGTGCCCGACCCCGACCCGCCTGAGTGATCGTGCAGCGCGAGTTCGTTCAGGTTGTCCCGCAGGTGGGTATCGAGGAGAGCCTTTGTCACCACCTCGTCCGCGACCCATGTCCGGGGGGCTGTCCAGCTAATCGCAGGCCCCCTTCTGGTAGCATGGACTCGTCATGCCATGAAAACTATCAGCGAGTGCCCTGTCTGCCACCGCTCTTTCAGTCGCGTCCATACAGCGCGCAAGCCACCACGTTACTGTTCCCGCCCTTGTGCAAATCGCGCCCCAGGACGTATGACACCGGAGATTCGGGCGAGAATTGGACGCGCTGGCAGCCAGAACCACAACTACCGGGGCGGCTGGAAAGACGACTTTGGCTATATTCACATCGGCGGCGTGCTGCGCTCGCACGTCGTATGGGACGCATCGCATCCCGATGATCCGATAAAGCACGGCGAGGTAATCCATCACAGGAACGGCGTGAAAAATGACGACCGCCCTGAGAATCTGGAGAAGCTGTCGAGTCAATCTGTGCACGCCAGCCTGCATCTCCGAGGCAAACCTAAGACGCCTCAACACGTCAGAAATCAAGTGGCGGCTCGTCTACGCCGGAAGTCATTGCCCTAATACCCGTGTGTGTGGGCGGTGCTCGTGAGCATCAACGCCGCGCCGCCAGATGCCCGATGGCCGAGCATCGAGCCGCTCGTGAACAGGACGGTGATCGTCCCGGTCGGCGCGGCTGGCGCCGTCCCGTCCCGGAAGTAGAGCAGGGTCAGCCCGGTCGCGGTGGCTCCGAGCGAGCGCGTGCCCGAACCTGAACCGCCGTCGTGGGCGTGCTGGTCGAGTTCAAGCATGTTGTCGCGCAGCCGCACGTTCAGCGCGGGTGCGTCGTACATCGTCCCGACCTTCGTCGCAGGCACCGCGGTCCACGCCATCTACACGACCCCGTGCGCCGCGTTCTCGCGGATCAGGTCCGCCACCGTCTCGCCGGGATTCCAGAACCGGTTCGCGGTGCCGATGCGCTTCAGCAGGTGGTACTCGATCTTGTCCCGGTCAGCGGGCAGGGCCACCCTCCGCCAGTTGCCACCGACCTTCGCGTTCCGGCACGAGCCGCAGAAGAACAGCGGCGTCTGCACGCTGACGATGACCGCCCACCGGCAGCCGTCGGGACACTCGGCAACCCATCGCCCGTGATCGACGCGGGCGAGCACTTCGCCTGCGACCTTCTCGGCTGTTGGCAATGCCGAACGGGTAATGGCGAACATGTGCGCCAGAAACGGTTCCGGGTTCGCGTGTTCGTGCGTGATGATCGCTTCTGCCACCTCAAAAACCTCCCGGATGTGAAAAGAGCGTCCCTTTCTGGGGACGCTCCCGACGGCGTCTGACAGGCCGATTCTAGCCTAGATCAGTAAGCTGGGCGCGTGTTTATGCCTAGCTTCGAGACTGAAACTTGCCAAAAATCCGAATACCCCGCCGCCGCGGACAACTCATACGTCACCCTGTGGTAGCGGTCACGCTGTATCTCATGCCGTATCCCCTCCACGAAGAACGCGGTCGCGATGCCGAGTCGGACCACGGTGCCCGTGGCGAGCACCGTTACCCGTTCCGAGATGTCCCGGTTGAGCGCTTCCCGCATGTGGAACAGGTCGCGGTTGGCATTGATGCCGACCGTGAGGATCGGGTTGGGGCTCTTGTAGATGCCCAGGTTCATGTCGGACCAGTTCTGCGCCTCGTCGGTGTCCGGCGTCCAGCGCGCTTCCGCGGGTCGCGGGAACCGCCGCAGACCGTAAGTTCCCGTCGACGACGCGTCGAGTGCTTCCACTTGCACCGGGTCGTTCTGCACGACGCCCACGCCGCGCGCCTGCAGGAGCGTCAAATACCCCACAACGGTCCCGGTATTCTGGATCGAGTATTTCGCCGCGGTCGCGAACGTCGTCACCGTCACGGCAAAGTTCGCGTTCAGGTTCGTGCCCGTCGCGGCCGTGTCCGAAAAGAAGTTGTAGTCCTGTGTCGCCGATGGCGCGGTCCACGAATGGACGCCGACCGCGTTCAGCGTCGCGGTCGGATTCGGATACGCTGCCCAGAACACCTTGGTCTCGCTCGGCTGAAAATCAGGTGCCGACCCGGTCGAGTTGCCCTCCGGGTGCGTCCACAGCACGGTGCTCGTCGTCGTGCCGAAGATGCGGACCTCGGCGGTGAACTGGTTGTAGATGAGCGGCCATGAGTCCTGCTGCTCGATCACCGAGTAGTAGATGGTCCCGCCGGTGGAGTCGGTGTAGGTCGCCTGCGAGGTTGAAGCGGTCCCGCTGATCCGCGCGTGGCGGTTCTCGAACGCGATCTTCCCGTCACGAGTCTCCCGCAGGAATCCCGCTTCGGTGGCTTCGACCTCGCGTGCCGCGGTGAGCGCTCGCAGGCCGTCCGCCCACCACCTCACCATCGTCGTCTTGCCGGTGTCGAGATCGCGCATGGTCGCGGGCCAGTTGACGGCGTCGAGGATCGACCCCAGCGCGACGTCCGTGGTGAGCGTCGTCTGCATGGCGATCCGGGCGTCCGTGTCAAGCTTGGACAGCGGGCCCTCGGCCTCCAGGTGGGCGACGCGGTTGCGCTGCTGGTCCATGCGGGGAACGATCGAGGTCAAGAACCCCTGGAAGATCGGGCGCGCGTAGGGCACGAGCGAGATCAGCCGCACCCGGCGTCCGGGCAGGATCGAGCCGTAAACAGGCGATGACGAGTTGTAGCTGTTGTAGGTGCCTCCCGTGTTCACCAGGACGGCCGACAGGCGGCCCGCGATTGCCTTGCCGGTCAGCTGGCTGGCAAAGTCCCGCCCGTAGGTAACGGACACGGACATGACATCGTCAGAGATGTTGTCCGAGGTGCCGCCGAAGGTGCCTGAGTTAGTCCAATCGACGCGTAGCTCGTAGCGGGCGAGCAGGTTGTTGGCCTCGCCGTTCGCGGGCAGCAGCCCGTCGAGTTGAAAGACCGAGGCCACGTCACTTCGTCGTCCGGCGCTTGCGAGATGACGCCTTGCGGGGGAACGCGGGCGCCAGTGCGGTCAGTTGGAAGGTGCTCGACATGCTAACTGCCCTTGAAGTTGGTGCTGGCGCCAGGTGTCAGTGCAATTGTTGTAATAGCGGCGGTATCCTCCCACCGAGTGCTACGTATAAGCACGTATGAAGCAGTAATGGGTGCCCCATCTATGACTAGAGTGTGCTTGTGCCGATCCGTCTCGGCATACACCGGAATCAACACATAACCCCCGCTAAAAACATTGGCGGGCGCTCCAGCACGGGGCATAGTCGTCAGCTCCCGGCCCGCCGCCGACTGATCCGCAGTCACCGTAGAGCCACTTCCGTAGAGCCGCTGGTAATCATAATTAGCCGCCGTCACGTCGCTATTGAAGGAGACGTTTACACCCTCGATTGCGTCGCCACCGGCGTCCCCACGGGTGAAGATCGACTCCACCAGGGCCTCATAGCCGGAGGGGACGGTGTGGGTGATGGAGGCGGTGTCGGCAGTGAGCTTGTTGAACGCCACCAGCCGTTTCGGGGCGGAGTAGAGCGAGAACAAGGAGCCAGACTTGAAGTTCGTTCCGCCCGCCCCTGGATTGAACGCTAGAGACGTATACGCGGCCACGTTAGCCCTGCGGCCTGAAGCGACCGCCACATTCGCGGTCGGCCCAGAACTCTCATGGTAGCCAGATACGACGACGATGTGTGGCTGCTTCACCGCGTTCGCGTGCTGGCTGATTGAGACGACGAAGGCGCCGAAGGCGTTCGCGGTGGCCGAGTCACCGGGGACTTGCTCGATGACGGCCCGGTCGGACGCGGCAGCCGCGGCAGTCGTCGTGTTGGCGCCAGACAACCGCTGCCTCGCGTAGTTCGCGTCGGTCGTGTCAGCGTTCGCGGACAAGTCAACATCGTCCGTCACCGCGACCCGGTCCGTCCGGCAGTAGCCGATACAGACCAGGTCCTCCGCGACTGCCTGCGGGATCGTGCTGAACGTGACCGTCCCATCGGCGGAGAGGTTCTTTTCCTCCACCAAGAACCGCTCATCGACGGCACAAAGGAGGAAGATGGAGTTGGCAACGAAGGTTACCCCGCCAATATCAGGAAGAACTGTTACTGAGGTAATCGCCGCTGTATTGGCCCACCTTGCAACACAGGTCCTTACGAGGTCTTCGCCCGATCCAGTCTTACTCAGCATAGCTTTATGATTGGCAGTATTGGCGTAATGAGGTATGAGTACGAATCCGCCGCCAAATATATTGGCGGCTGCCGATGCCCCTGGAAACACTAGGATTAGGGAGTCGCCAGACCCAGTTCCACGGGCAGCCGAGGCGGTTGTACCGCTTCCCTCTATAAACTGCCTGTTGTAGTTAGGCCCGGCGTCACCATTCAACCGGATGTTTGCACTCCCGACGACAGCAGCCTGGTTTGTTCGGGCGTTGGCAATTACCACCAGATGCCGGGTGCCGCTGGGGATAGTGTAGTCGCTCAGCGTCCACGTGACGCTCGCGGCAGCCGCCGTCAGCTTCTGCTTGTTCAGTACCAGGAGCGGGAGGTTGAACATCGGCCTACAGGTTCACGTCCTTCGTGCCGTTCGGTTCCAGCCTCATCGGGCCGCCGCCCCAGTTGATCCCCGAACCCGTCACGATCAGGTGCACGCCGACGGGGTTCGAGTACGTGCCGAGATTGGCCGATATGACGCCGCTCGCGTTCGTGGTCCCAAAGAACCGCTCGCCGACCGCGACGACTTCGAGTCCAGCCGCCGCCGTGCCGTCGCGCAGGAATCTGACCGAGTAGGTCGCCACTAGAAACCCCTCCGTTCGATCTCTCTGATTTCGCGTGCAATGATCGCGGTCAGGTCCGGCGTCGTCACCGATCCCTGAATCGTGATGTTGATGATCGGGATGCCCGGCGGCGCCTCGCCCCAGGCGGGATTCCACCGCAGCGGCGGCACGTCGAGCACCCCCGTCGTGGCCCCGGTCGTCGGATTCCTGACGTTCAGGAAGCCAGCGAAGGAGCCAGTCACGGTGCCCTGCGCGAGCTTCGTCATGCTGTCGAAGGTCGCGAGCGCCTCGCGCCCCATGCGGGCGATCTCCTCTGCGTCGGCCTTGAGCGCCGCTTCGAGGTTCGTGAGGGGCGCGATGGCCGCCTGGGTAGCGGCGCCGATGTTCCAGACCGATTCGGCAGCCAGCGACGTGACGCCCTCGTATATCCGCATCTGCTCGATGCGCTTCTCGTAGAGGTGCATGATGCGCTCTTCGAGGAACGTGGTGTCGCGCGCCGTGTCGGAAAGCTCGCGTATCTTCTGGTCAAGGTCGCCCGCGTCGCGGGTCTGCCGCTTCGTTTTCTCGGAGACACCGGTGAGCGCCACGCCGTACTTTTCCAATTCGGCGGCTGACTGCGTGGCGGCCTGTGCCGCAAACTCCATGCGCTCCTGCAACCCGTGAGTGTCCGCGGTGAGGTCCTGGGTGCCCATGATGAGACTCTTGATCTCGTCGGTGAGCAGTTCGGCCTCGTTCCGCATGATCGTCAGCGGATTGGTGGCGTACTCGGTGCCTCGCGTCCAGTTCAGGAAGGTGTTGATGACGGCCTCGGTGCTTGCAGCCAGCAGCCAGCCGGTCGCCGCCGCTGCCGCGACCGCGGCCGTGAGAGGCAGCACGACGGTCACGACCGTCGACACCGCCGCCGCGAGTCCCACCAGTCCCGCGACGACGGGAGGGATGACGACGCCGAGCGCCGCGACCGCGGCCGTGATCCCGCCGACCGCGACGATGCCTGCCTTGACCGACGGCGATAGGTCATCAAACCACTTCAGCAGGTTGGAGATCACGGTGACGGCCCGCGTCGCGGCCGGTATCAACTGCTCGCCCAGCGATGCTGCCGCGTCCTCAAGCTGGGCCCGCATCCTGCGGGTGGAGTTCGCAAGCTGGTCGGACGTGCGCGTGAAGTCACCCTGCGCGGTGCGCGTCTGCTCCAGAATCAAGGCGTAACGCGCCTGGACCTTCGCCCCCTCGGTCAATTCCTGCCCCTGCCGGACGAGGCCAAGTTCAAGGGCCTTCGATTGCAACGCGGCTTCAGAAAGCAGGACGCCGACCGTCCTGAGCGGTTCTGCCTGCCCGACCAGGCCCGACCGCAACTTCATCAGCGCCTCGTCGATCGGGATGTTGTTGAACGACGCGAGGTCGGCGGCGAGCTTCGTCAACTCCACCGACATTTCGGCGGCAGCCTTCTGCGAGAGTCCCGAGGACTGCAGGATGTTGCCCAGGGTGGCCGTGTACTCGTTGGCCGCACGCCGGGAGATGCCGAACGCGTCCGCGGACGCAGCCGCGAACTCCTGGATGACGCTCGCGGCCTCTCCGAACGTCACGTTGGCCTTGTTCTGCGCCTCTCCGAGATCGGAGGCTGCCTTGACCGACACTCCCGCGACGCCGGTGAGCGCGCCTGAGACGGCGAGCAGCTGCACGCGATGGCGTTTGAGCGTGTCGGTGAACGATTCAACGCGTTCGCCCGCCGACCCCATCGCCGCGCTGAACTTGTCCCGCAGTTCAAGCAGGACCTCCAGCCGCCGCGACCCGCCGCCGAAAACCACCTACCGCCTCATGTACTCGTCGCCCGACATCGTGCGCAACGGTCGCCCGTTACGCTGCGCGTCGGCCTGTGCCCGCCTCTGCAGATCGGCCTCGTAAGCCTCGCACGCCAGGCCGCGGAAGAACCACTCGGCATCCATCTCCTCGATCTCGGAGGGAAACTTGTGCAGCAACTTCGCCATCCGCCAGACCTCGAACGCTCTCTGCGCCTCTACTGCGCCGTCATCGAGGGCTTCGCGCCGTCCGGTGCGCCGGACGGCGCCGGCGAGCCTGAGCCCCTTGAGCGTCCGTTCATAGATCGCACCGAGTCCGCTAAAGGGGTCTGGATGTGCTCGTTGATCGCCTCCAGCATCTCGACGGGCAGTTCTGCCGTGTTGTCCTCCGAGTAGGGCAACTCGATGCCGTTGGCCTTGATGGACCAGCCCGCAATGACGAGCGGCAGCAGGTCGTCCAGTCCCAGCTCGGCCCCGCCCACGAACTTGCGGGCGTGCCGCACCGACAGGCGCGTCCTGACGTAGATCACGCCATCCTCGTCGAGGCCGTAGTCGGCCTTCGGCAATTTCACCGCCACGGTCCCGAACGGCTGTCCCATGCCACACCTCCATGTGGTTCGGCTGGTCGCCCCGCGCACCGCAGCAAGTCGCGGGAGTCGTCTTAGGAGGGTCGGCGACCAGGAGCGCGACCAGCCAAGCCTGCTCCTGCAATCGCTAGACCGTCCCGATAGTGTACGTGCCATCGAGGGAGAACTCCGCGTCGAACGTCTCGGCATCGCCGACCGCGCCGTTGATGACCAGGCGCGTGCAGCGCGCCGGGATCGTCACCTTCGGCTTGGTCGAGGCGGTACCGGCAGGGTAGTGCTCCAAGTTGCGCACCGACCCGTTGTTGTTCTTGAGGCCAGAGCAAATCTCCCACGCCGACGTGCCCGCGGTCGCGGGGTTCATCAGGAACGAGAACCGCAGCGAGGCGTTCTGGAGGGCGGGATTCATGCGGTGCCCGCCGTCCTTGATCGCCGCCACGTCCACGACATCGTCCGAGACGTCGGGGTGGCCTCCGATCCAGTCGGCGGTAACCGACTTCGTGCCGCCGGTCGAATCGACGATGAGCAGGATCGCCCCGTCGCCCTTCAATATTGAGACTGCCATCGCTTGCTCCTTCTACCGGCGCGCGAGGCCGGCCTGAACCTTTAGATTGCCCGACGTGGCGTCGCGAACGATCTTGACCCTGGTGTAGCGGTTCACGGTCGTCCCCGACGCTATGCTCAGGACCGTGCCCGTCGCGGTGCCGCTCGGTACTGTCAACACCGCGCCTGTCAGGGTAGCGAAGGACGCCGCGGTGGTCGATGTCGAGTGGTGGACCTCCACGATCCACTGCGCGTTGCCGCCCGAGGCCGAGTTGGACATCACGTGGACGTAGAACCCGACCCCGGACGTGTTCGAGGCGCCATCATCGAGGATCGAGCCCGTCGCGGTCGCCGCGGTGTAGGTGGCGAGCGCTTCCAGCGACCGCAGCGTGTCCCATGTGTTCTGCTGGTACAGCTCGCACGAGACCTCGTACACGTCGCCAACGCTGCCCGCGCCCGCGTAGTTGCGGGCCCGAACAGAGCCCAGGCCGATGCCGGGGGATGACGAGGCATCCCCATCGACGTACACCGACGCCGCGCGCTCGTTGTCAAGCAGGTCGGTGATCACCGCGTGCGAGGCCGTAGAGGTGTCGTCGAACAGTGCCCGGAACTGCGCCGTGATGTTCTGCAACCCTGGCCGCGACCGGTGACCGCCGTCGACCCACGCCGCGACATCGACCACGTCGTCGGCCAGATCGGGATTGATGAGTCGCCCGTAGGTACCGAGATCGGCGTTGTGGACGTAGAAAACGGGCTTGTTGCCCTTGATGACGGTTACCGGCACGTTACCCCGTCCTCACCACCCGCACGAGAAAATCCCCGCCGTAAAAACGCCCCTGCCCGATCTCCTTGATGCCGACGCGCTCGCACCGCACGAGAGCCGCGGTCACGTCGGTCAGCCCCAGGTTCCGCGCGCCCTCGATGGCCCGGTCTATGGATCTCGCCCCCTGCGCGTCGATGAACTCGTCCAGCGCCTCAAACCCCTCCGGCGTGTCCGCCCTCGCCACCAGCACGATCACGCGGAAGCCGACCTCCATCGGCGTCCCGCCCATCGCAGTCTGGGCGTACGCGGCTTCGTCCATGAGCATGATCGCGGTCGGGAACTTGTTCAGCGCGCCCGCGTCCACCTGGTAGGCATGGACGTCTCCGAGCGCGGTGATCGTCTCCAGCCGGTCCTTCAGCCCGGAGCGTATCTGGGCCAGCGATGACGCCATTCACGCCCGGCTCCAGTTCCGCTCGATGTCGGCACCGAGCCTGGCCAGCGCCGCCTCGATTGCGCCCTTGGACTGTTCGAGCGCGGGGCCCAGGTAGGGCTGCGCGGGGGTGCCGCGGCGGGCGATCTTGCGGGCCACCGCGAACGCGACCGACCGCGCGCGCCGTGCCGGGACTCCGAGCTTCCGCCTGGCCCACAGTTCGAGGGGGGCTACCGGAGGGAAGTGCGGCCTCGAGCCATACTCCACAGGCTTCGCATACACGAGGTTGCTGCCTACCGTTGCTGCCACCTCACCGGTGCGCGACCTGAAATCCACCGTGAGCGAGTTGCGCAGCCGCCCGGAGTTGACCGGCGCGTTCTGCTGCGCGTGAGCCAGCACCTCGAACGCGGCCGTGCGGATGAAGTCCTGGGCCGGCCCGCGCACGAATTCGCTGTCCCGCATCAACCGCTTCAACTCCTCGCCGCCGATCAACTCAATCCTGGCTTCCGTCATGCCGCCATTCTCCGGTATGGCGCCAGCATCGCCCGGATGTCGGCGTCGAGTCCCGCGGCTGGCGTGAACACCGCGACCTCGCCCGTCTCGGGCAGCCCCAGTTGATTCACGAAGCCTGACTGGAAGCGCTTGACGATCCGCGCGGCCTGCATCGCGCACGCCTCGATCACCGGCTGCGGGTACAGGACATACGAGATCGCGGTGCCCGAAGCGTGCGTCGCCGCGGTCGAGCCGTTGACGCCGCGCGTGACGGTGAGCGAGGTCCCCGCGGAAGCCTTGCTCGTCACGTACATCAACTCGTTGTCGATCTTGATCGTCCAGCCGACCTCAAAGTTCGCGGCCGTAGCGTCCAGGTTCACGGTGGTCGTCGTAGCGTTGAAGCTCGCCGAGACGCTACCCGAGGCTGTCTTGGTCACGTAGGAGTAGCCCCACGTGCCGACGATCTCATAGTTGCGCTGTCCGCGCTGAAAGACATCCTGCGTGCCCGTCGCCTTCCTGACCCATATCTCCGTGTAAGGCTTCTGGATGTAGTCGGCGGTCGGGTCCGCGTTGAAGGGCAGGAGCACGTAGTCAGTCGAGGTCCACGACGAACTGAACGTGCCGCTTTCGTTCGAGTCCTCCTTGAGAGACGCGACCGAGACCAGATCGGGGACCAGCATCGAGGTCGACGCGTCCCCGCCAAAAAAGAACGTCGCGATGTACGGGTCGAACCGCCGGTTGGTCCAGCGGTTGATCTGCTCAGAGACGCCTTCCGCGAGCACCCGAAGTCTCGTGTCGTTGGCCGTCGCGGTGGACGGCATGACGAGCGAGCCTTTCAGGACCTCGACGGATACGTAGGCAACCGCCATGACTCCTCCACGTCATAGAGGCTGGATGCGGTGACAGGCGATCTCCACGACTGGCACACCCATCAGGCCACCGCGCTGACGTAAATGATCGCCGAGACCGAAGTCGTGGCCGTGCCCGACACGACAGCGCGGATTCTCAGGTTGTTCGCCCACTGCACCTGCCGGTAGGTCCCCGCGCCCGCATCGCTCGTCAGCGTGGACTCGACCGCGGTTCCCTGCGGGCCCGTGAGTTGGAGGGCAAACTTGCCGGTTGCCGTGTAGATGGTTGACTGCGCGATGTTCCACCAGGTCCCCGAGGCGCCGAGGTCGCTGTCGATCAGCAGGTTCAGCGTTGCGACCGCGCCGGTCGCGAGCGACACATCGGACGTGATCGTGAGGTTCCCGAACGCTGCCACCCCGCCGATGGTCCCTGTCGCGGTCGACGCTGACGCGCCCGTCGTCACCGTCACGACGGAGATCGGCCCAATGTGCGGAATGCTGTACCCGCGCTCGTCCTTCCAGTCGATGACATCGGCGTTAGCGGTCGCCGCAGTCGGCTGGGCCACGTACTTGCCGCCCGTGCGGACGAAGTTGGGGTTGCCCGCCGCGACGGTCCCGTGCTCGCCAAGCGAGAGCGACAGGTATTCCGGCGTGGAAACCGGGCGCAGCGTCCCCAGGGTCGCGGTACCCACTACTTAGTTCTCCGTCCCTTGCGCTTCGGCCTGGCCATCCGATCTGCCTCAGGCTCCTCGACCTCGCGCGTCTCGTAGGCTTCGGGCTCGTCTGTTTCCCCGGCAGCTTCGGCAGCCGCTACCGCCTGCCCTGGCTTGTCCTCGCCGGATCCGAGGATGACGAGCTTCTGAGGCGCCGCAGCCGCCAGCATGTCGGCCACGTCCTGCGGCACCTCTCGCCACTCTCCGCCAGGTATGACGTACTCGGTGCGACGACCACGGTCGTCGAAATGCGTGTATTGATGCGTCCAGTGGGCGAACAACCGCGCCATCGCCTGACCCTCCTGCGACCGGGGCTATTGGATCAGGTAATACTCGATGATCGCCTGAAGCGTGCCCATCGTCGATGTCGTGGTGTCTGCCAGTCGGCCCACGATGGAGTTCGCCGTGCCGGTGCCACCCGGACCCAGGATCAGCCACTCCAGCGCGACCGCGCCCGAACCGAACGACGCGGCAGCCGTGCCGAAGAACGTCCGCTTGATCTGGACACCCGCGGTCAAGGTGCCCGCCGTGAACCAGTTCACGCCCGACCCGGTGCCGTCATCGGACCGCCCGATGTCGATGGTGCCGGTACCGGCCGAACCCTGCACGACGTAACTCACGCGGGCCACGATCGTGCCGGACTCCGGGTTCACCCACGAGAGGTTCGACGTCGCCGTGCTCGTTCGGGACACGTTCACCCGCACGACGTTGTACGGCATGATTACCGCCGTAGCCGCGCCTGCCGTGCCCGCAGGGAGCATGTTCCTTACGAGCAGGCCAACAGGATCCGTTCGCTTCAGTGTTCCGGCCATTGGGCCATCCTTTCTCTCAGCGGATTGTTACCAGGGCGGCGGGGCAGCCGCTGACCATCCCGCCTGTCCCCAGGATCACCCCGTCTACGTTACGGTGGTGATGTCGTAGATCAGGCTCGTGTGCGTGGCCGACGACCGGGTGCCACGTGCGACCAGGGCGGGTCGCATGCTCACGTAGAGCACCGTCTGGCCCTTGCCGGGGTCGCGGTCCGGTTCGACCGTGATGCCGCGCCGGAAGCCGACCCGCCACTGAGTCGTGTTGAAGGCGAGGATGCGACCGGTGCTCGTCACGTTTCCCGTATCGGTGACCTTGCCATCGGTATCAGCGAGCCTCATCTGCTCAGAGGCGATCAGCGGGATGCTGAAAAGGCTAGCGAGCTCGCCTGCCACGATGGTCGCCCGCGAGCCGAACTTGTCGACCGTGAGCACGTTTGCTTCGCCCAGGGTGGCGATGATCGTGTTCACGTCGCCGATAAAGACGACATCCCCGCGCTGGGCCGGTGCAGCGTACTTCCCGAGCAGCCGCAGGGCCCGGTTGTAGGCCGTGTTGGCGCCGACGGCAGCGTTCAAATCCACCCTCTGCCCCGTGTTGTCCACGAGCGGCAGGTGGATCAGGCCGTCGAAGCCGAGCAGCCATTGGGCCTTGCCCGCGGTCGATGCCGAGATCGTCGCGCCGTCCGAGTTGATGCCGTTCGTCGCGGTCGTGTCGGCATTGAGCAGCACGTCATCGATGACCTCGGCTGCGTTGCGCACGAGGCCAGCCCGCAGGGTGGGCACCAAGCTGATGATGGCGTCCTCGGCCAGTTCGTCTGAGAAGGGGACGCCGGTCTTCAGCCCGTAGGCGGTGAGCGTGTTCTTGGCTGTCGTCGGATCGGTCGTCGTGACCTGCACGTTCTCCGTGATCGGGTACCAGTTCGTGTCGCCGAAGTCGTGCGGCAGGTCGTAGGGGTTCGTCGGCATCGGCACCTGCGTCAGCAGGGGCAGCACGTTGGTCGCCAGGTTGACATCCATCCAGACCTCGGAGGACTCGAAGGTCGGGACCAGTTCGTCACCCGCGGCAGCCGTGGTCGAATCGAGCGCCTTGCCGACGACCTCGCGCATCTCGCCCTGGAACGCCATCACGTTCTGGTGGTACCGGTGCATCGACCGCGTCGAGACGCCAGGCGTCGCATCCTTGGCTGCCCTGATCGCCATGTCAGACCACTCGTCGACGCTCTCGTAGCCGATTGCCCCGCGGATGGCCTTGCGGCCGTCCACGATGAGCGTGCCGAGTTTCGTCTGCTGCCACGAGCGCTCGTCTCCGCGCCGCTTCAGCGTCAGCTTGAGGGCTGCTTCCGCGATGGCGAGATCGAAGGCCGAAAAGCCCGCGAGCTTGCCTTCCCTTACCTTGATGCGACCGCTTTCCGTGACTCGCGCAACCTGCTGGCGCCGCAGCTCGTTGATGACGGCCTGGGCGTCTTCGAGCGCCTTCGCCATGCGCGATGTCTCCTCGCGCAGCGGCTTGGTGCCCTCCTCCACCTTGCGCGCGACGAAGTCCTTGATCTGTGCGACTTCGGCGACTACCTGGTCGATCTCTGTCGGCATCGTGAACTCCTACTCGCGGACGCGCCGGAGCGCCGCGACAACGGCGGACATGCCCGCCTCGCCACCCTGCCCGCCTTCTGGCGGTCGCTTCGGCTGAACAGGCTCAGCCGCGGGCGGTATCGTGTCCCCGCCTAGTGATGTGACCGTGATGTGAGTGATAGCACCGGTCGAACCCGTGGTCGTCGGCATTTCGTGCATGCGACCGCAGGGGACCGCGAGCCCCGCTTCGACGCCCTTGAGCCACGCGTCCCACTCGTCCGCCGATCGCAGTTCCGGTGGTTCGGTCTCGAAGTCGTCACGCATGTGACGGGCCAGGTGCGCGTACGCGCCCCGCCGATCGCCGTCCGGGATCGCCACTCCGCCACGGGCGCCGTTCAGGGCCGCAATCGCTCCCGCGACCCCGCGGAACACCACTGCATGCTCGCCGGCCGCCCTGTGGTGGGGCAACTTGTACGCTGCCTTGTTTTCGTCGTCCGCGGAGTCCACCCACGCGGACATGACCCGCAGATCATCAACCGAGGCCGCGGCGACCTCTGCCGGACCGTCCCACGGCGCGTCCTGCGCCGCTCTGGGCGTGCCATCCGGGTGAGCTCGCGCCCAGCCGATCGCGCCGCGTTCTGTGGGCTGCACGGCTGGCTGCACGGCCTTGAACTGTCCGGGCGCGTCGCCGGGCATGAACACCCACACTGGAGCGGAGTCCGCCAGCGCGAGCCCCTTGCGCAGCGCGCGCGGGTGCATCGGCACGCTGACGGCGGAGATTTCGAGCAGTTCCTGCCGTTTGAACTCGTAGCCCCGCCTGAACGGGTTGGCGTCCTTGCGCTCCTCGCGCTCTGCGAACTCGATGGGCCGGAAGCCGACCGAGACGGCGTTCAGGAACTTCGCGCGGTACTTGGCCTCGATCTGCGCCGCGAAGGGGTCGTTGCGGTCGAAAGTCGCCAGGCCGAGTAGCTGCTTGCCCTCGACGTGAACCTTCTGCCACCGGCCAATCGGCGCCACGCGGTAGTCGTGCGACCAGGGCAGGACGGGGTTGCGCTTGAACGCCGCGAGGTCCCATCCATCGGCGTGCACGAGATCGCCCGCACGGTCGTCGGACTCCTCGGAGCAGACGAACTCGATGGGACCTTCGTTTTCTGGTACCGCCTTGACCGCGCCTTCATGGGAGCGGTAGATGACCGGTGCCTCACCCGTACCCGCAAGGAACGCTGATAACTCGCGGGCTTCCTCGTCGAGGACTCGCCGTTCGAGCTCTGCGAAGTTGATTGGGTCCATGATTGCCCTGGAAAACAAACGAGCGCCCGATTTGGGCGCTCTCGTCGGCAACCTGAACCCGAAGTCGCGGGGCTTGCCCCGCACCGACTAGATTCTTACACCTTTGGCCGCGGCGTGCAATAGCCCTGGCACTTTTGCAATTCCCAGCAGGCGGCGCGCGCCAGGCATGGGCGGTTCAATTGAAAGCAGCCGCCCGCGGGACGGAAGCCCCCACCCCCCTGCAAGCGGAAACACTCGCCTTCCCTTGATCTTCCGACCGGCCCGATTATCAGCCGCGGCCACCGACCTGCCCCGCACCGCGTAGTGTTTCGCCTCGGTCGGCAGGAGGGAACGCGGTGAACCTCCAGTGCGTTTCTATCTGCGCCCGCAGCCGTTGCGAGAGCGGGGTTGCCGGCCGTTCGGGCGTTGTAGGGATGACGCCCGCCTGAAAAACATTCGGGGCCACCCCTGCTCCCACCCGATCCAGGTGAAGGGCGACCCCGAACGGCATGCCCGGTGTTTGCACGGGGCTACTGCCGAAGGTGTAATCCAGACGACACGATGTCAGTTCGAAACGCGCGGCTATCGTATATCGTCCGGCTGGCTCTGTCCAGCGGCCCAGAAAACATCCGGGGCCATCTCTGGCCTGGTCTGGATTATCCGAGCCAGTGC